CGAACTCCCTTTCGGCCTCATCGAAGACTCCTGGTAAGAGACAGAGAAATCTTCGGTTGGGCAGAATCAGTTACATTAGTTTTTCAAAGAGCAGTAGTTTTTTTAGCGTCGTCGGTTTCATCGCCGCCAAGGGCGTTTTTGTGACGGGCCAAGGCGAAAAGGCGCTGGGTGACAACGGCGTTCTTGGCGTCAATGGCGGCGATTTCATCGTCACCATAAATGCGGTTGCCTTGGGCATCGCATAGCGTGAAGGCTAACAATGTGGCAACGCTGGTTTCTTCCACAAACGCGCCGGGGGCTTTGCGCCATTTGCCGCGCTCCGCGCCTGACATAACCTTGATATATACGGTGGTTTGCCATTCTGGCACTTCCACGGCTTCAAGGCCGCTGTCATTGGCGGCGGCGATTTGTTCCTTGAGTGTCATAGCAATACTCTGAATGTTTGGCACAGTGTTAATCGGGCAAGGCTACGCGCCGATGATCTGCTGACAGCTTCCGCCGCTGATTTGCAGCTTCACGGTAACGGTCATGCCTTCCTTCAGCGGGATTTCATCGCCGATTTCCGCCAGATAGGCTTGGAAAGCGTAACCGGTGCTGTCCGGCTTGTTGACAATCCAAAAGTTGGTGCCGCCAAGCATGGCGTTCAACATGGCAAGGGTGCTGCCGCCCTTCTGGTAATAAAGGGTGAATTCGTATTCACCGGGCGTAATCCAGCCGGGGATTTGGTCTTCGATGGGGTTGCCATTGGGGGTGGTCTGCGCGTCAAAACCGGATACGTCCACCTTGGCCACGGTCTGCTTGGGCGGGGTGACTTTCTGCAACCGGGCAAGCTGCGTGACGTTGCCGGTGACGGCAATCTTGGTGCCGTTGCCGCCTGCGTTGGTGGTATTTCCGGCCACGGTGACTTGCAGGAATGATCCGGCGGGTACGGTGATATTCCCGGTAAAGGCGCTGCCGCTGCCGGTGTCGCCTGCCAGCTTGGTCAAAGCAATGGCGTTGGTGCCGGCGCTGGCGATGGTGGCGGCGCTGATGCTTGTCCCTGCTCCGATTAAACCTTGATTCATAGTCGTTATCCTTTTGCTGGTCTATTTAGGCGCTGGCGCGCAGGTCAAAATCAAGTGTGCGCAGAAAATAGAGCGTGGCGTCCGTGTCCGGGTCAACGATTCGATTCTCTTCCGTCTTGTCGAGGAAGATACCTTGGAAAACCACGCCATTGACGGTGCCTTGATACCACGCCAACACGTCGGCAATGGCGGTGCCTACGGCGTCCATGTCGGCATAGCTCTTGGCTATCGCCGTAGCTCTGAAAACACAGTTGGCAATGCCGTTAGCGCCGCCAAGTCCACCGGGGCGTTCAAAGTCGCGTAGCTCATAAACCACCAGCGGGAACACTTCGCTACGGTCCGCTTCCAGCGGCGTGATTCGTTTACCCACCAGCGCAGTTAAGGCGCTGTTGGCGGTAAGCAGTGTGAGTAAGGCGGGCGCTATCGCTGCCATGATGTATCTAGGCGTTTGCTGCCACGGCTTGCTTTTTCTTCAACTTCTCAATGCGGCGCTGCATTTCGTCCACCACGGCTTGGGTGGCGGGTGCCTGGCCTTCGGCAAAGGCGCGGTCAAGGAACTCGTTGCCGGGAACTTCCTTGCGGGTGTCGGCAATGCGGAAAACCTTCTTGCGGATCGGGCGTCCGTTCTTCATCCCCACCACTTGGTCAAAGCGGCGTGGTCGTTTGCCAATCTTATGCCCCCACATAACAAAGCTGGCGTACCATCGTCGGGTTTTGTCGTAAACCTTATCGGCGGTTCCTTGGCTGTCGTTGAACTCACCAACAAGGGCGCGTACCGTTCCGGTCTTGCCGCTGCTGCGCACCTTCACTTCTATGGCGTTTCTCAGGTGGCCTTTCTTTACCGGCGCTTCCATGCGGCCAAAGGCTTTGAGAATCTCCGCGCCTTTGGCGATGGCCGGGCGCAGTATCTTGCGCTGGGCATCGTCGGCCAAGCCCTTGAGCATTGCGAATACTTCGGTATCACCGGTAACTTTCATGTCGTTGGTGCCTGATATGTGCCTGGCGACTCGATGTAATCACTGGCATAGAGTTCAAACCGGATGTTGCGGAAAAGCATGTTATCCAGACGGTCAATCGTGTAGCGCCTGCCGTCAAAGAGTAGCCTGCACTTCTCGGTTATGAGTGGGTTGTATCGCATGACAAAGCGGTACTGGCTCTTCAATCCGGCCAGCCTTGCCAGTTCCATCGCCTTGCCGGTCAACTGCTCCACCTTTGCCCATGCCACAAACGATTTGCCGTTGTCTATGGGCGTGGTATCGGTGCTGGTGTATTCTCCAAAAGCGTTTTGGGTGCTGGCCACGGGCAATACCACCGTGACTGGGTGGCGTAGCTCTCCGGCGGAAATGTGTACGCTGTCTCTCATGTTTAAGTGGCGGCGCAGTGCCGGGAATGCAGGCGGTAGAAGTCGGCAAGGTTCTGCGGCACTTCCTTGAAGGTATCAAGGCTGGCCGATTCTCTCTGGTTGTACAAATGGGCAACGTGCGCGGTCATTGCCCAAGTGATATCGTCGGGAATGTCGCTGGCGGAGCCATAGCCTGCGGTGTAGGTGACAACCAAAGGCTGCTGCCACGTCCAGCTACCAACCATGGAAAGATACTCAACGTTGCCAGCCGCTTGCACTTGATACCGCGATGGGTCAAGCGGGGTATTGGCCGGGCTGTACGTTGCCGACAGGATGGCTTGCACGGGGCCACGGGGAAGATAAACGGGTTCGGTGGGGTCAAAGTAGGTTGCCTGCATCGTCCGGGTGAGTAGCGATACTCCCATTGCGTTTTCAGCGTACCGAACGGCTGCGCCAATCATTCCCGTAAGCGGATCGGTCAACGCGCCGGGCGGGTCAAGGCGCAGCGCCTTGGCCACTCTGGTTACGTCCAGCGGGCATCCGGTCGGCTTTACGGTCACTTTCCAAAGCATTGGGCTATCCCCGTATCAGTTTGTGCTTGGCCAACGTCGGCTTGGCCCCCACGGGCCTTGCCACGGGCTGCGCCGCTGCCGCTGCGGGCTTGGGCGCTGGCGTAACGGGTTTCGGGTCATTGACGGGCTTGGCCGCGTCCACGGCCACGGCATTGCCGCCGCGAATCATCGCCTCGGCCATATCCGGCGTGGCGTCGTGTACGTGTCCCTTCAAAAAGGCACAACTTGGCGTAGCTACGCTGGTGATAAACTTGATTCTCGGCATACGCTATGTAGCTTGGCCGGGCGCATAAAACAGCCCGATGGTTATGCCGGCCATCGGGCTGCTACCTTTGGAGCTAGAAACAACCGAAATTCGTTAGCTTCCGGCAATCTTGAGCACGCTAATGCCAGCGGCGATGAAATTGGCATCGCCGTTGCTGAAAATTTCAAAGCCAGTCTGGTCGGGATTCGTCGGCACTTGAATATACCGGGCCAAACGGTCGCCCACCACGTCCAAGATTTTTTGTCCGCCTTCCGCGCTGATTAACGCGCCGCTGATGGCATTCGCGCCGTATGCGGTGAGATAATCGCTGACGATAACCGGTTTGCCGTGAATGGTGGCGGCAAACAGGGTTTCGGGGTGTTCGTCCAGAATGGGCCGTCCGTAGTTGTCGGTGATGCTCCGCAACGTTTGGTAGAGCGTGTCGGCAACCACGTACCCCATGTCCGCGCGGTAACTGGCGTAAAGGCTGTGTTCCCACGCGATAACATCGGCGTAGGTCATGCCTGCCAAGACCTTGGTGGTGTAGCCGGGCGTGAGCGCTGCCAACTTCGTGGTCCACGCGCTTTCCTTGGCTTTCAGCACGCGCTTTTGCAGGATCGGCAACGCATATCCGATCACGTCAAAGTCCTGGGCCAACACCAGCGTATTGGAAAGCCAGATTTGCTTGCTGGAATAAAGCTGGCTGCCGTTCAAGGTCAAGCTGGCGGTGAAACTGGGATCGGCGCTGGTGCCGCTGGTGGCCGATTGCGTCTGCTGCTGGCCAACCACGCTGCGGTCGTCGGTGACGGGCAGATTGACTTGGCGCGGCGTCAAGATGCTCATGGGCTTGATCTTGTACCAGTCCAGCAAGGCGTAAAACGCATTCTGATTGCGCCGCACTTCCACCGGCTGGGCCACTTCCACGGGCAGGAAAATGCCGCCTTGCGTGGTGGTGTCGGTGCCAAACTGCGCATTTTGCAAGCCGGGCACAACCTGGCCGGTGCGGCAATACAGGTTGGCATCCCGCTTGAAGTTGGCGAGGCTGAAGGTGGCCGCGGCGCTGGGCTGGGTCACGCGCTGGGCTGGGTCGGCTGCAAGCTGGGCATTCCCTTCGGCGTAAGTCGTTTCCGCCAGCCGCTTGGCATCGTCAAGCAATGCCTTGATTTCGTCCATGCGGGCAAAGCGGGCTTCCTTCTGCTGGGTCTCTTCGGCGGTGAACTTCCGCTTGGCGGTGGCCACGGCGGTCAAAAGATCGCAATTCTGCTTTTTGAGTTGATTGAATTCTTCACGTAAGGCTGCGATATCCACGTTAAACTGCCTGAAGCAGCGTTACCCTTGGCATTTGCATGGTGGCGATACTCTGCCGCTCACCAGTCGTATGCCGCAAGGCGGGCCGCTTCAAGTCTATTTAGCTCGTTAACGTAGTCGGCTTCGGCGTTGGCTTGGTCGTCCGGGTCCGCGTCGGCAATCTGGCCGGGCTGGATGGTGCCGTTGTTGGGCGTGGCCACGTCGGCAACATCGGCGGGCGTGGCGATGTTTTCGGCGGGTGCGTCGGTTTTGATTTCAACGCTGGTATCGTCAAACGCGGGGTTGGCGCAAAAGGTCACTTCGTCACAAAGAAAACGGCTGATTTCAATGATGTTTTTGCCGTCTTCCACCAGCGCCTTGGCATCGGGTTCGTCGGCAATGGCAAAGCTCATGCCCTTGACAAGTTTCTTGGCCACAAGCTCTTTAAGGTCTCGCGTGGCTTGTGTGTCGGCAATTAGCGTAGCTTCGATTTTGACGCCAACGTTATCACACGTCAATTTCAAACTGCCGGTGTCAATGCTGGATTGCGGCGCTTTCCAGTCGTGGTGAAACAGCGCGTAAGTGTTGGGCGCAAATTGGGCGCTATTCGGGAGTAATCGCACAAAGTAACCGCCACGGTCACAACTGAGGGTGTTCCATTTAAGGGCGTAGCCGGTCAAGACGGTCTTGCCGCTATTGTCCGGGTCGGTGGCAAGGCTAAAGTTACAATCGGCGGAAAATAATCTCCGAATTTTCATTAGTTCTCCAGAAAATCTTGTAATGATGCCACACTCTCAAGCCTGCCGGCGGCAAATGCCTTAATACTCTCCGCATACTGCTTGGCAATCCGGTCAACGTCCATTGTCAAACCGGCCTTCGCCATCACTTCCGCCACGGGTGCCAACAAAGTCTTGGCGTACTCGGCTTGCTCTTGGCAAAACACGTTTGACCACGCAACCAATTCTTCCTGGGGCTTGCCCTTCCTACGTTCAAAGGCGTTGGCGGTCTTCTGGTCCACCAGCCGGGCCGCATTGGTTAGGATGGGCTTGAAGTCTTCCTTGCTGCTTTGCTTGGCGGGCAAGCCGGGCTGGGCGGGCTGCTGGCCAATCAAACCGGCAATGGGAAAGCTAACCGGTACGCGCAGCTTTTCGGCTTCGGATTCGGCGCTCGGTGCTAAGTTATGGCGGGCGCGGGCTTCGTTGGCGGTGATAACTCCACCATTAAGCAGCTTCAACGTTTGATCGGCATATGCCGCGCTGTCGCTTCTCACCAAAGAATCAAGATCGAACTCAATGCGCAAACCCTGCTGCCGCTCGCTGGGCGTCAACAGTTTGGCCGAAAGCATCTGTTCCGATTTGGTAATCCACTCTCCCAGCGAATAACGTACCGCGTCCTGCCCCATTTGCTCCACGGTGTTGTATTTCAAGTCTTCGGTTTGGTACAGAATGTGCGGCGGCACGCCCAACATCCTGGCAATGTCGGTGACGGTGTACTTGCGCGTCTCAAGCAATTGTGACGCTTCCGGCGGGATTGTGTTATTCACCATTTCCGCGCCGCCGACCAGTACCGCATAAGAGTAGGTCACGTTTATTCCTGCATGGCGCTGCTGAAGGTTCGTTTTGATTTGCTCTACTTGGTCTGTGGTGGCCGTGGCGGGAACTTTGACGTAGCCTTGTACTTGCGTACCGTTGACAAAGTAACGGTTGGCAAACGTCTGGGCTGACTTGGCAAGCTGAAGATTTTCTTGCATCAACAGCACAAGCGGGTAGCCGCACAAGCCGTCAAACCCTAAGCCGGGCAAATGCAACATATCGGCGGCGGGTACAATGGTTTGATAACCTCCGCCCTTCACCAGATACCATTGGCCAACGCTTGGGCCGCTCAATACGCGGAATGGCACCACGTTTTCTGGCTGCACTTGGAGCAATTGCGCCGGGCTGAAGTTGTCGCCACGGTCGATCAGCAAATAGCCATTGCCGAAAATTACGGCGTGGTGATACCAGCATTCATAAACCTGCGCCGGAATCGTGAATCCGTTGATCTCACCATTCAAAAGGTAGTTTACGGGGTGGTCTTCACGGTGGATGGACACACCTTGGCGCTTCTGGATCACACGCTTTGGGAATCCGGCAAGGGTGCTGCTAATCCAGCGTATGCCACGCCACATGGCGGGCAATTGCAAGCTGGAAAACTCATTGACGGCGGTGGCGGGCATCACGTCGCTGCCGTACACCGTGTATACGACGGGATTGGCTGCCGGGAAGGTTATCGGCGATACCATCACCGGGGCGTTTGCGCCTGCCGCCGCTGCTGTCGGGTCGTTGGCCATTGCGGTATTTAGCCGGGCGGTGGATTAGATGAAGATGATGGCCGGTGCCGTGACCGGGCTGACGGTGTTTTGCACGCGGATAACCTGTGTAATCGCATCCAGCAAGGCGGATATGGCGTCAATTTTGGCGGGTGATTTGCCACGATTGCCGGCTTCATTGCCGCCGGTCTTCACCGGTCGGCACAGGCCATTATTATCGTTCACGATTTCGGCGTTGCTGGCCATCCATCTGGCGCAATCGTTAGGATGGATTACGATGGTTTTTTCCTTCAACAAGCGCTCAAGATGAAAACAAGCCGGGCCAAGCGTGCCAAACGTCTGCGGTACGGGCACGCAGGGGATTTCCTTGCGTTCAAGGGTGGTAACCACTCTGCTGGCCTTGAATCTATCGTACATTACTTCGCAATCGGATTTGGCCGCGTATTTGAGAATCAACTTGGCAATGCGTCGCTGCGTTTTATCGTCAATGGTGGCGCTGGGCAGTAACCGGATATGCTTGGATCGCTGCCACTCGGTAAACGGCGTGCCGTTTTGCATCTCGTACTTTTCAGCGGTCGTTTTTGGTATCCAGTTTTTGAACTTCACGAAAAGCGTGCCGTCCTGCCGCAACCAACAAAGGGCTACGCTGGAAATATCATCGCAAAGGCTAAGGTCGATGCCAACGTATAGCTTCGCGCTGCCCACTTCCGCCAAAGCAAAAGGCCGGGTGCATGAATCCCACAGGTCCATATTCAACCATTTGCCAACGTCGCTAATCCATTGGCTAAGGAAGAATCGGCGGAACCGATTCGCGTGGTGGGTGCTCTGCTTGGCTCTCTCGGCTTCAGCGGCGATGGCATCGGCGGCGATGGTCACGCCAATGCCGGGATTTGCGAGTTTCCACGTTGCCGGGTCGTCAATGGGCAGTTCTTTCGGCGCGGTGTAGATCACGCTATACAAGCGCGGGTTTTTCTTCTCCGTCGCTTCCCGGTGTAAATCCCAGCACAATGAATGCTTGGATGATCCCGCATTGGTGGCACAAATGAAAAGCGAATTGTCACGCTTGGCGGCGTTGGTCAACATCGCATCGTACAGGCCACGGTGGTTGCCGTTTTCATGGATTTCATCGTACAGCACAAGTGATGGTCTAAGGCCGTGGCGTCCCTCTGCCGTGCCTGCCAGCACGCGCCATACTCCGTTGTTCTTCACTGACTCAATCGTATACTGCTTGAGTTTTATTGCGCCTGACTTCACCAGCGCGAATAACTCGGGGCTGTTAACGATTATCTGCCGTCCGGCTTCCCACGTTATCCTTGCTTGCAGGGCGTCGGTGGCAATCGAGTAGATTTCCGGGTTGTTTATGTCCGCTGCCGTCAACTCGTAAACGCCAAGCGCGGCCAACAGCGGCGACTTGCCGTTGCCTTTTGCAATCTCAATCCATCCTTGTCGGTATTGCCGATTCCCTTGGGCATCGACGTAGCCATAAAGGTTGCGGATCAATTCCTTCTGCCAGTCCATCAGCACAAACAACTTGCCTGCCCAACGGTCGGTGTAATTGTAGCAAAAGCGCTGGATAAACCGGATGGGGCGCTCGGCCAGTTTCGGGTTGTAGGTGTACTCGGTCATGGGCTACGCTTCCGGTATGCCGCCGTGGAATCCGCGCGAGAATGCCGCCTTGCTGTACCACGGCGGCAACTTTGGCGCTGCCGCAACCTTTGGTGCCGTGGCCGCGTTCGCATCTGAAATAGCGCCTTGCTCCGTTTCGTTGCTGCGCGGCGGGTGTTCATGCGCTTCGGCCATTTTGCGGGCTTGTTCGATTCCACTCATGGGATTATTTAGCCGCGCTGATTTCCTTGTTGGTGGCGTCGGTATGGTGTCGATGGCACAAACTCTGAAGGTTGGCAAGGTCTAAGCGGCGGTTCCATGCTGCCCTTACCGGTTCAAGGTGGTGTACGTCCTGGGCGAATTCTGTACATCCGTACCACTCACAAACCGGATTGTGGGCAAGTTTGATTTTGCGTAACCGCAACCAATCGGCACTCCGATAAAAGGCGTATACGGTTGCATCGGCAATGGCTGCGGCGGTGGTTCGGTGGCGCAGGCAATAACCGGGTGTGACCAACAACTCCGGGCAACATGGATTCTTGCAACGGTAAGCCATGGGATTGACGGTCGCAACTTTGCGACTATATGACACGGTGTTATTCGGCCAACGTTACGGGGCTGGCTCGTCGTCGTCCAAGCCGGCAAACTGCTTGGCGGCGCGCTTCGCTACCTTTTCCGTCGGCGCTGCCACTTCCTCTATCTGGCGGATTGCCCTTAGTGCCGTGGCGGTGTCTCCAGTCTCCAGCGCGGTCTTGTAAACCAACCTCATGGCTTCAAGGCACCAGCCCTTCACGCTGGCCGCGTCGGGCTTAGCGCCTGCCGCCGCAATCCGTTTCATCGCTTCAGCGATAAGCGGGCGGGTTTGCTGTTTAGGCCAGTTCTTGCGGATCGTCTCGTTGATTTCATATTCTGATGCGCCGGCGATGATCCACGCATACACTTGGGCCACTTTGTCCACGGTCAACGCCAATGCAGTTGTGGGTTTAATTTGCTTCATGCTGTTTCTCCGCCAGAGATTCAATCCATTGGGTGTGGAAAGCATACACCTTTGAATCGTTTATGAAGGTCATTGTTTCTATGTTTTTGCATGATCGCAAGTTGGCTGACGATTCGACCGTGATTGCCTGACCATTCGCCAGCTTCACGCATAGTAACTTGGCGTGTTGCCGGGCGGAAATGAAGACGGCTTGCGGTCGTTTGGCTAGTTCGCGCTGGGCGTATTCAAAGATGCCGCCGGACGTGTTCCTAAAGTAGTGTGAACACAACAGTACAAGTCGTTTCACGTCTCCGATGTCCATCAAGCCAAGCATCGCCGTTACGTTGTCACGGCTAAAGCCCAACGTGGCAACGTGCAAGCTATCGATTGCGCTGCGACTAAGGTCGAGAACGGCGGGTACGCAGTTCCAAAGGGCAAAGCGGCCATCCACGGCAAGGTGTAATGCTTCACCGGGGCGCGGCAAGCGTCCGATTGCTGCCGTCGCGTCGTTATTGCGGCGGGCATCCTCAAAGCGGCGCTGCATCGCCTTTACCTTGACGTGGTGTGATTCCCGCAAATGCGGCAAGCGGGCAAGTTCCGCGTCGGTTGGATCGCCCTTGGCTGCGCGCGGTGCCAGCAAATCGGGCGTGGCGATGGTCAAGGTTGGCGCTTGGAGCGTTAGCATTTTGGGATTCCAAAATATGCGGCTTTGGCCGACCGGTCAGCGGCGCTTTGGCTTGTAACTTTTGCACCACCCCCCACCCTTCGCACAAGTGCCTTTGATTGATTCAATTGCAATACTGGCGGGTACAACGTGGCCTTACCTTGCAGTTGGACAAACCGTCGGCGCTCATTCGGGAAGTTGAGCGCAGCGCGGTCTTTGAAGTATCGGCGGGCCGCGTGGTCATAGGCGGCGGCTGCGATAAAGCCGGTTGTGAAGTAACCGAGAAAAACGGATTTGCCTCTAACCTGAATTCGTGCGCACCACTTGCCAAGCGCCGGGCAAAACTTTATGCCCTTGAACGGCGCTTGCCCTTTGCGGTGGCGTCGGTTCATTTGGTTCTGCCGGTTGGTGGCGGGTCTAAGGTTCGACTTCCGGTTATCCAGCGGGTTGCCGTCAATGTGGTCGATACCTTTGCGGCGCATTACGAAGTTGTGCATACTGGTATGTTTACCGTTCACTCTGCCGCGCGCGTAATAGTGTCCGGCGTATCCGGGAACGGCTTGCCAGTGGTATCGGCTCACTTCCGCATAGTCGTCGTCGTCCACAATGGCGAAAAGGCCACGGGTTAGCGGTATCGTTTTCATCGGCTCACCCACTTGGTAATAATGATGGCAATGACAAACAAGGTGGCAATGCCGCCGACCATGACAAGCAGGCCATACACAAATTCGCGTTTTGCGCGTTTGTACTCTTCCGTCAACCATTGATTCATCTTGCTTGCGTTTTGTTCTTCGCTATCCATGTGCGTACTCCAAAGGGTTAAGGGTTATCGTCGTTACAGTTTAGAATCGTTTCCAAGCTAATACAGCGTTGGCGGCTGGCCTTCACCTTGGCAAGCGCTTTATCGGCGGCGTGCCTGACCACGGAAGTGAAGTAAGCAAGGGCGCTGCTTCGTCTTCCTGGGTCAAACTTGCCGATGGCTTTAAGCGATACATGCCACGCCTGCGCTTCCAATTCTTCCCTCGCATCTTCGTCCACCCTGTACTTGAACAAGGCGTTGCGCGTTAGCGTTCTTAGCGCCGCGTAAATCGCCGGGCGGTTCTTTTCCGCGTCTTGGAAAAGCGCGGTGAACCATCTATTATCGAGATACCCGCCGCGTGTGCCTTTTATCACTTCCGGCCTTGCCTGCCTCTGTCGTTGGCCACGTCTCCGGCGGGTGCTGTAACCTCTGTGCCGTTGCCGCCAGCGCCGGGAGTTAAACGCCACCGCTTCCCGGTTGATCCGCTGCCACCTTCTAACGTGCTCGATAACGCAAGCCTTGCACGCGGGCGACAGCCTGTCTGCGGTCGTGGCGTGCGGATAGAAGGCCGTCGCTGCTGGTTTCGTCTCGCCGCACGTTTGGCACCGTTTCACGTTCATTGCCGCAACGTACCAAACCGGCGTGTGAATCCGTAACGGGGTCCGACACTTGTCAAGCTAATTATTTTCGGGCAGTTCAACCGCGCCGTTTATGTCAAGCGGCAACGTCGTTTCATGGCTCATTTTCTGGGCCAACCGCTTGGCCGCTGCGCCCACATAACGACAGAATTGTTCCGATGGTTTGCCTTGGCGAAACCATGCCACGTCGTTGCCCAACAGGCTGACGGCGTACATAAACAGCGCGTCAAGCGCGTCATCCTGTCTGCCGGGGTTGTTGGCAAATCGGCGGCGTACGCAGCGCGTGGCGTACTGGTGGCACTGAATCGCCAAGTCTCCCCAATTGCGTCCTACGTCGGTTATCAGTTGGTCAAACAATTCCCGGTCAAACTGGCCGTGCGGGTCAAGCGTCACGATAACCGGATAACCTGCGGTGACTCGCTTCAATTGCTCCATTCTGCGCGCCATGGCCGTATTGATTCGGCTGGGGGGCTTGGTGGCGTTGTGGCGGCGACACTGCTTGCGCCAAACGGCGCGGCGGCTGCTTAATGGGCGCTGGGCGTAGCGTTGCCGGGCCTTGGCGTTGATCCGCTGGCGTTCTTCGGCGGTCATTCCGGCGGCGCGTAAGCGGGCATCTTCGGCGGCGCACTGATAACACCGGGCGCGAATTGCACGCTTGCCGCTTCGGGCGGTGTATCGGCCAAAGCAGTCTATGGGTTTGGCTTGGCCGCAAGCGGTGCATTGCTTCGTGGTGGTGGTGGTGGCGATGGCGCTCATTAGCCTATCTAGGCGCTGACGGGCCACGGCCAAGCCACGGGCAAAGCTGGCGGTGTTGACGGTCAGGGCAATCATTCGGGTTGGCTCACCTCTATCGTCTTGCGGGCGTCTTCCACCAACTGCCGGGCTGCCTTGGTACTCGTTTTCAATGCTCGCGCCAGCTTTCCGTAATGTATATTGCCGTTCACTTGATAAACGTCTGCGTTTTTTAGCGCTTCCAAGAGTCGCTTAAAGCGGTTCGGCAACAGCGCGATTAGTTCGCGCGCTTCGGCTGCCGCTGCTTGGTTGGCCGGCGATGACGTTCCTATCTGCATTCGTCCGTCTCCGTTTGGCGCATTAGTTTCGTTACCGTTACCGTTCGCGCAAACCGCGCGGCTGGGTCGGGCTGGATCAGCAAAGTAGGCTCTGCGCCGCGCGGGTACAACACTCCGGCGCAAGGCATCAACGCTGCCGCTCTCGATTTAATGTACGCTTGAATCGCGCGGCGCAGCGCTTTATGGTTTCGGTGATTCTTCCGGCTCATTGGTGGTCTCCTTTTTAACGCTGACAACGTGATTCATGCGACTCTCGATTAACAGCGCGCCATTCTTTCGCTTTCTTGCGCAATGCCGGCTCGCGCTCGCTTGGCGGCTCTATACCGGGCTGCGTTTGCCTTTTTCCGCACTATCGCCGCTGCTTTCCGGCGTGCCTTTTCCGCTGCTTCCTTGGCTTCGGTGGCCGCATGATAGGCGGTGATTATGGCGGCGCGCTGCTGGGCGGTTCGCCGCCAATAGTCGGCAGACTCAATCCCGGCGTTGCGGCAAGCCTGCACGATTAGGGTCGTTCTTTCGCGCGGCTGGAACAGGTCAACATGATCGCCATAATTGGGCGGTTCTTTCGTCCGTATGTGGGTTCGACGTATCATCATTTAAGCAGTGTACTTTTCGGTGCGCGCAAACCGCAACGGGGTCAAGGGGGTATCGGCAAAAGAAAAAGTAGATTGCCGGGCCGTTCCCGATTTGCGGCTCAATAGCTATAATTGCGGCTGTGTTAGAGACGTTCCAATAAATAAGGCTGGCGGTTCCCGATGAAAGAATCCGCCAGCCAAAGGACCAATTACTATGAAGATTATCCCGCCTAAACCTATTGCCGTCAAGCCTTCTCGCAAGCCCTCCGCGCCGAAAGCGTTTACTTTCCAGTGGTTGACGCTGCAAGAACCAAAAGAGACGGACCACGCGGGCAAAGAGTGGACGGTCAAGTCGAAACTAACCATGACTGAACACGTTTTGCTTAGCCTTCTGCAAAACTGGGAATGGCGCGGGAATCAGATGCAGAAAAAGTTTACGCAAACTTATTACGCGCATGGCCGAGTGTTCACGCGCCAGTGCGTCGGGTTTCTGAAACTGCGGAAAATTTCCGGTTACAACCACCGGACAATTTTGAAGACGTTGCAAAGTCTTTTTGATCGGCGGATTATCACCGATGAAGGCGCGCTCCATCCCGCATTCGCCAAGCGCTTCTGCAAACCAACGAAGAACGGCGGCTTTACCTATATCGGTTTGACCATTCCGAATCCCGGACACGATTTCAACTTCCAAGTTTTCCGCGCGTACGATGACTGGCACATTGTGAAAGTGCATACCGCTGAAGTCAAACCCATCAAATCGCGCACCACTTATTACATGCACGTTATGGGCATTTCCCGGCGAACATTCTGGCTATGGGAAAAGCGGCTGGCGGACGAGCGTGATGCCATGCTCGCGCGTGAACTGGCCGTGTAACCGCAAAATGACATGGTGTTCTATATTGCGCAGTGAGGTCGGTTTACCTTCTGCGCGCTTCTGCGCCTGCGCCTGCGCCTTTTCCCTGGAGTGAAACGACGATTACCCGGTCGGAACGACCTTTAATCTTTTACTATCCATTCCTTTCAGTTCTTCTTTTACCATAAGTCTGTCTTACCATATATCTTTGCGCAAAATAGAACACTTAGGGTGCGCAATATAGAACACCTACCGCGCAATATAGAACACCTACCGCGCAAGATAGAACACCTTTGCGGATTTGGGGGCTTGTGCGCAAGATAGAACACCTTTGCGGATTTGGGGGCTTGTGCGCAAGATAGAACATTTACGCTGCTCATTGCCGGGCTTGGCCATGCGGGCGCTGGGCATTAGCGGCTTGCCGCTGCTTCCGGCTTGGCTTGACGGCGGCTGCCTTGTGAATCGAAAGCCGCTCACCGTCCACCCACACTTCGGCTTTGCGGGGCGTGTATTCGGCGATGTACTGTTCCTTTTGGCCGTCTTTGAAAGTGACGTTACAGCGTATGGCGGTTGCGGTGCTCTTGGCGCTGAACTCAACGTCAATGCGTTCGACCAGCCGGTAAATCAACGGCTGCAAGCGTTGCCGCTGCTCTTCAGTCAGTGCGGTATCCTGGTCGTAAAGTTTCCACAAATCTTCGGCCACTTCGGAAATGCTCCCGGCTTTGGTGTTGGCAATGCGGGCCTTGAGTTCTCCGCGCTTCGCTTCCAGCGTGTCCTTGTCGGCTGCCAAAGCGGTCAAGACGGGCACTAGGGCGGTGGCGCTGGCCGCGCTGGCGGCGTCGGTCAAGGCGGCGTTGATCTCGGCAAGGCGCTTAGTTGTTGCTTCCAGCTTGCCTTCGACGGCGGCAAGCTGCTGGGCATAGTCGTTGGCGCGCTGGTCCACTTCGGCAACGTGCCACATTCCAGCGCCGCCGTACATAAAAGCGGTTTCAAACGCGATTACTGGAAAGCGGCCCTTCGTATGGTCAGGCAGGCGGGCAATCGCGTTGGCGGATGTGTAGAAGCGCCACGCGCCGCTACCTTGCATGTGCATCGCGCTACCGTCACTGCAAAACAGTATGCCCTTGAAAACGTTGGTAAACTTGGTGGCGGGTCCGGTCATGCGTTTACGTGACGCGATGGCGTGCTGCGCGGCAAAGAACGTGTCTTCGCTGAGGATTGGCGGGTAATACGCCTTAATCGGCTCGCCGATGGGCAAGCGCTGCTGGACGCCCTTATAGACGGTTTTGCAGGGCTGATACTCGCCGATGACAGCGCGGTTGCGGATGATTTTATGGATGTACGAAATGTCGTAATGCGCCGCGCGGCCGCTGATGTTAACGCTACCTTCGGAATTGAGGGCGCTGGTAATATCGCGTAAACCGTGGCCTTTGATGGCCATTTGGAAGATACGCTGTACGATGGCAACCTTGGCGGCGTCCACGGTAATCTTGCCGGCTTGCACTTTAAGCCACGCGGGAACCATGGCCGTTAGCGGCTTGGTGGCGATGTTGGCGCGCTTCGCCGCCCAAGCGGCCAACAGGCGGCTTGACTTCCAAGCTGATTCACTGTTTGCCCTTCCGAGTTCCATCACTGCCAACATTAAGCTTGTCACGTCGGCGGTTTCACTGGCGAACTCCACGGGCTGGCTGCCGCCAAGCGTAACGATCTTCAAACCTGACCGTAACAAGCCAATGAACAATTCCACGGCTTGCAAAATCTCCTGGCGGGTGAGTCGGTCAAGAGATTCGACAAGCAATACCGATCCGCGCGGTATGCTTCCCGATTCAATCAAATCCAGCAACTTCTTCAAGCTGCCGGCGGTGGTGTTCTTTCCGCGAAAAGCGCTCACCCCCTTATCCTGCAAAGCGCGGGCGATTGTCCAACCGCGTTGCTGGGCGTAGCGCTCGGACAAGTCCAGTTGGCGGCGGGTGCTGTTACCCTTCAGTTGGTCGGCGGTGCTAAAGCGCAGATAGCTAATCACGAGTGGCGGCGTTGTGGTGTTTGGCATTCGTTTCCTTTCTTTGGCGGTACTGTACCACAAACTGTATAATTCGTCCAGACAATTAGGAACATGTACAGTTCCTTCTGGATTCCTTCCACCGTCTGACTGCGGAGAATATCCATCTTCATCGTCGTCTTCAGGTGCCGCAGATTCACCTCCACCGCCCAGCGGCCTTTGAGCACTT